TTATCGACTTTATAAGTGAGAGTCGGAGCGGCCTCGACCATTGCCCACCACAACACAACCCGCCGCGCGTAATCCTCAACTAAGTCTTGGTAAGCGCCAGCGAGCGTGTTGTTTAGAATATCGTTTTTAATTTTTTCATATAACGAGGTTCCCAAATAAGGGGACAAGTGTTTATCCTGCGCCAAATAAATGGCGGGGTATAACAAGTTAGGATCAACCGCCCCGTTTATGTTCGTGTATTTTTTGATATACACGTCATTGATTAAAAGTATTTCAGCCATTATCTTCTATAATTTTTGCCGTCTTTTCCATAAACGGGGTTGTCTTCTAAAAATCCGTTGTAATCCATATCAATAGGCCATAATGCCACAAGCTTAGGGTTTCGCACTTTATACCCCATTTTCTCAGCGCGTCCAACTGCTATTTTTTGAGCATCGTTAGCGAGTGGGTTTATTCCTTTTGCGTTTATGTAAACCTCTTTTCGCCAAAAGTGATGACAATTACCGCCGCCCTTATAAAGCCAAATAGAATAAAAATCGTCGCCTTTTGGGCCCCAACCGGGATTAACCCGCTTTTGTTCCATTGCCTCAATATCCTCTTTTCTGTAAAGTTTATCGGCGGCCTTCATCTTTTGGCAAAATTCGCGTTGGGTTACTGAATCCCCCGAATAACGATAACGAGTCATAAACGTAACCCCCGCATAATTCGTTTCGTCTTGAGCGCTTGGCATCATTGCTTTTGCCGAACCCGTCGACGCTAATTCGTGAGCCTCTATTTTAACGAGTTCCTCGTTTTCTAAATCGTCATTTTCATAATCGACCTCGTAAGAATCTATTAAAATATAACCCTCGGGCGTGTCCTCACCTAATGCGATTAATTCATCGGCGATTTGTGAGCTCAGATTTTCGCGATTAATACGGGCAAGAATCCTAGCGGCCCAATCGCGCCCAGCATCGCCGCCCCATAACTGCCAAGCCACACGGCCCGCACTTGGAAAACCGTCCTCGCCCGCCGCCCATCCTTTGGCTTTTTTGTCAACCTCGTGACGTGAAAAATACGAGTTCATTCGCTTAATCGTGTCAACGCTTAAATTCCTCAAATTCGAAATATCGCGAGCGCGAGCGACTCCAATCTCAGTACCGCCCCTCCCGTACATATCGCGCCATTTTAAACCGAGCTCAGCCTGAGCCGCCATTTCGGCCGTAGGCTTATAAGATTCCTCGGCTAATTCAACCGAACAACACTTTTTTTTTTCGGCCTCCATTGAAACGGGAGCCGCTGGCGTTGACTCGGGTGCCTGCATCCTTAACGGCGTATTTGGAACGACCGTAATCGTTAAACCGGGCATTTCCCAACTTAAAACGGCCTCAAATGCTTTTGCCAACTTTCGTTGCGCTGGCTCGATAACTTGATTCGTGAAAATTTCCAAACCCACCGCCATTTCGTCTTTATTCGACCCGAAGCCCGTTGCCACGTCGCGAATACCAAATAAAAGCGGAGTCGTTACGCGGTGAGCGACCATAATTAACGAGGTCGATTCGGTGCTCAAAAACTGATATTGTTTATCGGCATCGCTCAGCGGAAAAGTAGTAATATCGGGTTTCGGCGTATCGCGCTCGTTAAAAGTCATTATAAATTTACCCGCGTTCTTCGCCCCCGTTAATTCACGTTCCCAATCCCTTTTCATTTCGCGCTGTTGCTCAGGGTCGGGCGCACCCTGAAACATTGAAACGATGAAAGACGGCATTAAGCCGTTGACGATATTATTGATGTGATAAACGCTTATTTCCTTCGCAAGTTCAATCGAATTTATTGCCGAATAATAGTCGGGGCGCGGGTAAAATTGAGCGCCAGTATAATTATAACAATAATAAATTTGGCGAGGTTCCTCGCCCTTTTTTGCAAGATTGAAAAGCGGGATAAATTCGGGTTTATTCCTTTTTTTCTTTGTCGCCGCCCAGTCGTTCGAATGCCATACGCCAGTAATTTCTTCTTCTTCGCCGTGAATACCTAAACGGCATTCCTCAAAAGGAATATGGCGCAACTTGGCGACGTTCTCGCGATCGTAAGTATAGATAACTTCAATATAAAACCCGCCGTATTTTTTATAGTCGTGAGCGCAGCCATAAAAAACCTCATATGTGTTTAATTCATCAATTCGCTTTTGATAAACCCCCGCCGCTAAATCTTTTCCTGCTATCATATCGCCAATGGAAATACACAAAGACCCGTGTACGGCTCCCGTTTGGGCGAGTTCGCGTAGATATTGGGGAAAAAGATTATTTACCCCGAAATTCACCCAGCCGCCTCTATCCATTTTCTCGGCCGAACTTACGACCGTATAATCGGCGAGCTTCACACTTACGGCATTATTTAGAGTTTTATCCATTGTAAATTATATCGTCGTTAATAGTTATATTAGGCAAATCGTAATATGTAGTCGCGTCGCTCATTACCGCCCAACCTATTCGACACAATCCAACTACCGAAGCGTCGTTAGGGTTCAAATTTACGGCCGAATTTTGACCATAAACGGAATAACGATAACGCCCCGAAATGGTGAGTCCTGCTGTTGTAATTATGAGCGTCGTTATTCGTTGGTTTTCGTTAAAAATGGTTGCCACCTGAGCGAGGTCGGTTCCTGTTGTGGAATTTTCCTCGTGCGTTAAAATTACTAAATAATTAGTAAACGCCGCCGCGAAATATTGGCGACTCTCATCGAGTGAAAGCCTCAAGATTTGCCCCGCTTGGTTGGTTGTTAAATATTCCATTTTCTATAAAAAAGGGGCGGGAATTAACCCACCCCCGTTTAATGAACTAAAACCCTATAACTATGAATTAACGACGGTAATTCCCGTGAAATTATCGAAAGGAACCGAGGTATAAGGCTCGAGGAAATCGGGTTGACCCGGTTCCTGAGCGTTTAAGGTAAATTGGTATCCGTTCAAATCGCCTTTAGCCTTTCCCGATTGATACGAACCAGTGGTAAGGAAAGCGCCGTCGGTGCGTCCAACGCATACGATTTGATCGTCGTACAACTGAACGAAAACAATCAATTTCGCCTTGCTCATATTCTCGAGCTCTTTTTTCTTAGCGTTCGAAAGTTTACCGAGAGTGATTTCAACCGACTGGTCGTAATAAAGCGTTCCGTTTTCGAGGTTCGCCGTAGGTACAACGGTAACGGCTCCAGTATTGCGGTTCGGTTGATATTGGAAAACGTCAACGCTTCCCGAGGTGCCCGGTAGGCCGTCAATGAGGCCCGTCGCTGGGTCTATTGTTACGCCTGTTGAGAAAAACTCCCAATTGGCAATATATACGTTTTTAACCCCTCCGACCCCTTCGTTGCACTCGAGCAAAAAACCATGTTCTAATAAACAAGCCATTGTATTATATTTTTAAAATGGGGGCTTTTACACCCCCGTTAATATTAATTAGAACCAAGTTCCGTACGCGGCGATTTCGTTACCGATACCGAACTGACAACCCGCGTAGAATTTAGCTGAAAAACGTACGTTGTCCTCAGCAAATTGGCCCATATCGACCACCTGGATGTTATTCCAGTCACCGAGAATGTTTGTACCGAACCAAAGATTCGATTTTTGAGCCATTACGATAGTATCGTCAGGCATACCGGGGCAAATTGCCAACTGATAACCCAAATAAGACTTTGGCATTTCAGGACCGCCGTAAGTATACCAACCATTACCCGCCGCCGCGCTTGCTTGCATAAATGCCTCCCAAACGTTCTGAGCGATGTAAATAACTGGCTTTTCGGTTGAACGCTTAACAGCTGTTGGACACTCGGCAACCGTCAACGCTATTTTCGCAATAACGTTACTTGAGTCAATCGCAACTGGAGTAGCTACGAAATTAACGCCCGAGCCGCCCGCGTTCATCAAGGTCAAAAGACCGTCGTACTCGCCAGTTGTAGCGTTAGCACCTGTCCACAAAATTTCTTCGTTCTTTGCCGCGATTCCTTCCAACATATTAGCGATAAGAGTATCGGCCAACGCTGGCTCGAGTTCGCCGTCTTGAACGAATGACGCGCCCCAGTCAGCAAGGAAAGTGTTTTTACACAAATTGCGTTGAACTTGGAACTTTTCGAGAGTTAGTGTGCGCTCGGTAATTGTAACCGTACCGAGTGGGGTAAAATCGCAAGTTGGAGCTTCAAAAGTGATATTATCGACTAGCTTTTTTACAACCGCTTTGTAATCGATGTTTTCTTTTACGGTAACGTGCTGTAATGATTCGTTAGCCAAGAACGCGGCCCGGATATACTCGCCCGCGTATTTACCCGCGTAGGTAGTAGTTAAACTAGTAGTTGTTGCCATTTTTTAAATTATTTGATATTTTCAATATTTTTAATGATTCTTTCGCGAAGCGTCATTTGAGTAAACGACTTTTCTTTTTTGTCAGCGCCCAAAACCACGCGCTTTTGTTCTTTAACGGACGGCGCGGCGGGTTGCTTTTTAAGCGAACTCAATTCGGTTTTCGTGTTTTTTAAAACCGCTGAAAGTTCCTCGATTTTGTCCTCGGCCTTTGTGAGCTCAGCATTCAAGGTTGAGTTTTGACCCTCAAGGGATGCAACGCGCTCGGTTAGCTTTTCAATAGCTGAAAGCAAATCGGCCGAACTCATTTCTTCTTCCATTTCAGGAATACCCATTTCGGCTATTTGCCCCAATTCGTTCACGTCGATAAATTCGCCCGTCTCGAGCTCATAACGACCCTGAGCCGCTGGCATTTTATTGCCTTCTTCATCTTTCGTATAAACGTCGACGCCAATAGCGAAGGATTCAGCGCTAGTGAAAATTGGGGTGCCGTCCTTCAAACGGGCCTCAACTTCTAAATTGACTTCGGTTTCGAGGTTTATCCCGTATGCCTTCGGGTCAATGGCGAACTTTTGGAATATCGCCGCGATTGATT